ATGATTACGACGAAAAAAAGATCAGAAATCCTTGAGGCGCTGCTCTTAGCGCTGTACGAAGGGAAGAGCGTGACCGTATGCACCGATGAGCCTGGATTCGGCATCCGCCACATCGACGACTGCGACCCTATCCATGAAGTAGCCTTCCTCGCAGAAGGCCTCGAACTCGAAACGGAAGATGAGCCCCTGCCACATTGGGGTGATCAGCTCCCCGAAGGCGCGGAGATGTACAGCCTGCTACGCCATGGAGACGATGGTGAAGTCTACGTGTATCAGATAGCTATCGATTAGTAACCACTGGTATCCCCGAGGCGCTAACCTCGGGGAGCCATAAAGACACAACTATAATATGGAAAGACAAATCCGACTTACTACCGAAGACCGCCGTGCTATCCAGAAGGAGACGGGGCTCACAGACGGGGCGTTGAGCCTCGCATTGACCTTCCGTCGGCATGGGGAGCAGTCCGAGCGCGCTCGCCAGCTTGCCCTTGAGCGCGGGGGGATGGTCTACTGCACTGCCCCTGAGTGTGAGACGATACACGACGCGGAGGGCAAGATGGTTCAAACCTTTGCCAATGGCGCGGTCATTACCGTGGATAAGGCCTCAAGCGAGGCTACCTTGGTGTACGACGGGAAACTCGTCGCGACCTATCACAATGTCACACTGCAGATGCTCTCGCTCATACAGACGACGGCGTCGGAACTTAAGTAATAGCCATGCTTCAGCACTACGGAAAAGCTACGGCCATCGATCTCTCCGACCTCATTGAGGATCGGCGGACTATCGAAGATCAGTCCGAGTGCTTGGCTCCAGTGATTTCCTACGAAAATTATAGAGCTCAGGCGCGCCGAGGCCGTATAAAGGTCCTTCGGAAGGGAGGCGGTAAGGGCGGCAGCGTCCTTGTCGACTACGATAGCCTGCCTTTGGAGCTTCGCGATAAGGTAGATCCGCGCCTCGGTGGCGATGCCGTCCATGTGGCAACGCTCCGCAAATGGTTCAGCGATCATTACCGCCGCGATCGAGGTGCTATGGAGTACTACCCGAAGCGTCTGAGAGAGCTAAACCTCTCGCTTCCGCTCGAGCGCATCGCTCAGCTGACGGAAGAGTACACGGTGAATGCCTCTGTATTGATGGCTGTGAAGAACCTCCAGGCCGATATGCGCCTCCTCAAGCGCGTCATGGGAGGCAAGAAGACCATCAGATGGGAGCAGCTCGCCAGCGCTATCGGCTACTACCGTCAGGAGGTCGGGCATACGCTCCCTCAGAGCGCAGCGCGCTTCCGCAAGGCGATGCGTGAGTTCGATGAGCGAGGCTATGAGAGCCTTATCAGTAAGAAGTTCGGGAATCAGCAGACCCGTAAGGTGGATCGCGACACGCTTTACCTCCTCCTCGCTCTCGACAACGACGACATGCGCCCCTACAACAGCACGGTGGCTGAGCGGTACAACCGCTTCGTGGAGGGAGAGCTGACGGTCTACAACCCTGAGACGGGTGAGCTGTACGACCCAACGCCTTACAAGCCACTCAGCGAGACGACCGTGGCGAACTACCTCTCTACCCCTGAAGCAAAGGCCCTGCGCGGGAAGGTCCACGACGACTATCAGACGTGGCGTGGGAAGAACCAGCCCTTTGTGCTGCGTAAGCGTCCGACGATGTCGCTCTCTAAGATCTCCCTCGACGACCGTGACCTTAAACTCAAGGTCAACTGGAGAGAGCAGGGGGTCAGTGAAGTGGTCAGCTTGAAGATCTACGTAGCGTATGACCTGGCGAGCCAGGCGATCATTGGGTACGCCTTCAGCGGTAAGAAGCGACACGACATCTTCCTCGGGTGCTTGCAGTCAACCTTCCGCACGCTCCTCTCCCTGGGGCTTCCCTGCCCCTATGAGGCCGAAGTGGAGCAGCACCTGGTCTCCGACTTTAAGGATACGCTGATGCGCCCTGGGGTGCTCTTCCCTGAGCCCAACTTCCTCGCTCCTGGTAACTCGCAGGCGAAGGGTGCGGAACACATGAACCGCCTCTTCAAGTACCAAACGGAAAAGGAGTACATCCCCAATACAGGACGTCACTATGCCCGACTGGATGCCAACCAGACGAGTGAGGAGAAGAGCTTCGACGAGCACAACGACCGCTTCAAAGCTAAGGTATGGGCTTATGAGGACGCAGTCGCCTTCTACGAGGGGCTTATCTACGAGTACAACCACTCCCCTCACAGCAACACCGCCTATTGGGGTGGCCGCACGCGATGGGAGGTCCTTCAGGAGTCAGTGAACCCCCAGCTGGCAGAGATAGACGTCCACAAGCTGGCGACCCTCATCGGTGAGCACCGCTCAACGTCCGTCCGCCGAGGGCACATCAAGGCCAACTACCGCAGCTTCGCCCTCTCTCCCGAGGGTATAAGCAAGCTGAAGGACCGCAACGGCAAAGTGGATGCCTATTGGTGGGAGCAGGAAGAGGGTGAGATGAACGAGGTCTACATCTACGAAGGTGGACGCTTCATCGAGACCGCCTGCGAAATCCAGCGCATCAACGAAGCTAAGGCCGAGCAGACCGACGAAGACCGCCACCAGCTACACATGCAGCTGCAGCGCGTGAAAGCCTTCGACGCGCACATCGCAGAGCGCCTTCCGAGCAAGGCACGCCTCCTCAAGGAAGAGACGCACAAGACGCTCACCGAACTCAAGCCTGTCGAGGTAGTCACGATGAAGCGTGGCGACGATGGCGAGCTGCTCGACAGCGACTACCTGCAGAGCAGTCCTGAAGAGGCCCGCATGCGCGCTATGGCAGACTTATAACAGCATACGAATACTAATCAAACGACACTCAAATGAAGAAGTATGACAACACGACCATCTACACGATGGATGAGCTTGTAGACCTCCTCGGGGGCGACAAGTACAACGAACTTAACCGCTACGATGAATTCGGTCTGGCGGTATGCTACCCCGACGTATGTGGGCTCCAGCTTGTCTTCCGCGAAGACCGATTCTCCGAAAACGCACTAAATGCAGTACGCCATGCAACTAAGTAACGAACTCAAAGAACGCACGCTCACGGCGATCCTCGCCGACAGAGCGAACTACCCAAGTGACGCCAAGCACGCTACGGCTATCGGGATCTCCTCGAGCGTCTACTCCACTATCAAGAAGGGGAAGCTCGACAAGCAGCTAAGCGACTCAGCGTGGCTCAGCCTTGCACGTCGCCTCAACGTACCCCTGCGCGGGGAGATCGAGTGGAAGGTAGCGAAGACCGACACCTACTCCTACATCACCAGTCAGCTGGAAGCCTGCCAGGAGCGCAGCCTCAGTGCCCTCTTGTGCGACATCCCTAATATCGGGAAGACCTTCAGCGCTCGCCACTACGCCCGCACGCACAAGCACGTCGTATATATCGACTGCTCCCAGACGAAGACGAAGGTCCGCCTGGTCCGCTCCATCGCCATCGGCTTTGGCTTGGATGCTAAGGGGCGCTACGAAGAGGTCTATGCGGACCTGGTCTACTACCTCAAGGGGCTGGATAATCCTCTGATTATCCTCGATGAGGCTGGGGACTTGCAGTATGAAGCCTTCCTTGAGCTCAAGGCGCTGTGGAATGCTACGGAGCGCGCCTGCGGATGGTACATGATGGGGGCCGATGGGCTGAGGGCCAAAATCGAGCGAAGCATCGACTGCTGCAAGGTCGGCTATACAGAGCTCTTCAGTCGCTTCGGTGATGCCTACAGGAAGGTCACTCCGCAGGATGGAGAGGAACGTAAGAGCTTCCTCTTGAAGCAGGCGGTAGAGGTCGCTAAGCTCAACGCCCCCGAGGGGGTCGATGCCGTCAGCCTCGCCCGAAAGTCGGGCGGGCTCAGAAAGGTCTACACGGAGATCGAGAAGCTGAAACTGCAAGCAGGGGCATAAGATGGCACGAGCATACTCCGCCAGCGAAGTGCTGGCAAAGAAAGTCCCTTCGATCCCCTTCGAGGGGCGCTGGAGGGAAGCCTTCGGCGAGCCTGGAAGGGCGGGGGTGTGGCTCATCTGGGGACAATCGGCAAACGGCAAGAGCTCCTTTGCGATGCAGCTCGCTCGAGAGCTCTGTAAATTCGGCAAGGTCGCCTACAACTCCCTTGAGGAGTCTATCGGGCTCTCCTTTCAGGAAAATATGGAGCGCTGCCAGATGGGAGATGTTGATGGGCGCTTCCTCATCCTTGACCGTGAGAGCATGGAGGACCTCAACATACGCCTGAAGAAGCAGCGCAGCCCCGACTTCATCATCATCGATAGCCTCCAATACACAGGACTCAACTACAACGACTACAAGCGCCTTAAGGAGGCGCACCCAAAGAAGCTCTTCATCTTCATCTCACACGCCGACGGGGATAAACCCTACGGATCGACAGCTACCAAGGTGCAGTACGACGCTGATATGAAGATCCTCGTGCAGGGCTACCGTGCCATCTGTAAGGGGCGCTTCATCCCAGAGGCTGGTAAGCACTACAGCATCTGGGCGGAGGCAGAGGTGAAGTACTGGGGCTTAGAAACAGATACCGAATGCGAAATCAATACTAACTAAATCAATAAGAATTATGACCTATGTAATGGTTGGCGCCCTTATTGGGCTAGTCACACTACTACTCACGAATCTACTATCCGTGCACCCGCGCAGTGAGGAGATCAAAAGGCTTCAAGCGGAGAAAGAGGCTCTTAAGATAGATCTCTCGCGAAGCTTGATGTTCTGCCAGCTATTGAAGTCGATGAACGAGCTGGACGACGAGACGCTGGATAAAAAGGAGGAGGAGATCAATAAGCTGCGTCAGCAAAATGAGGCACTCCATCAAGAGATTCAGGAGCAGTTGGATAATCAGACGGAAGAGGAATAATGGCACGCACTAACTACGCTACATTCTACGCTCTCTTGAAGAGCATGCCAGGGGCATCAAAGGAAGACCTCGTCTTGCAGTGGACGAACGGCCGTACCTCCTCCCTTAAGGAGATGAGCGAGCGCGAGTATTCGCTGATGATCCGACAGCTCCGCCAGCAGGTAGAGAACCTCGAGGAGAAGAAGAAGGCACGCTCGGCGGTGCTAAAGCAATTCCAGCTCTATGGCATCGACACCACCGACTGGGATGCCGTTGACCGCTTCTGTTGTACCCCACGTATAGCAGGGAAGCCCTTTCGATACCTCACAATCCCCGAACTGAAGACGCTCCGTGTGAAGATGCTGTCAATACGCAATAAGGCGGAGCTGAAGGACTACGAACAGCGCAGGGTAGCGTTAGGTGCCGAGATGACCAAAGGACAACTACCTAACTAATGACACATGGGACGAATAGACAAGGCTGCCAAGCGTCATCTTGAGCAGTCCTACCAGCAGGATATCGAGATGTACGAGCGGGAGCGCGACGAGCTCCTCAAGCGAATACGAGCCGACACGGCGACACCAGCAGAGCGAAGTCGCTATAACGCGCTCGGCTGGAAGATCGAAGCGGTGAAGCAGCGCATGGACAAGCGCTACCGCGATGGAGTAGAATCACCCATTAAAATCATGCAATAAGATGGAACAACAAGAAAACAAGATGGTGGAAATCACCGAAGAGCAGCTGGCAGAGTTTCAGCGCCTCAAAGAACAAGAGCAAGCACGCGAAGAAGAGCAGCGTGCCAAGAATGAACGCGAGGACTTCCGCAAGCTCTGCGAGGAGACGGTCTCCGAGACATTCGGAGAGCTGAAGGCTGCGAATGAAGCTCTCAAGCGTGCGAAGATGCGTGTCCTCTCAGCCTTCAGCTCGCTTCTGGAGCTTAAAATCTCCCTCATCGGGGGGAAGGAGCAGGGGCAGCACACCTTCCGAAATGAGGAGGCTAATCAGCGTATCACGATTGGGAAATATAAAAAGGTCTCCTATGACGCAACGGCAGACGCTGGTATCTCCCTCATCGAAGAGTCACTCGCGTCGATGGCTGATGGCGAGAAGTCGCAGAAGCTCGTACGCATCATCCTTGACCTCCTCTCTCGTGATGGTCGCGGTCAACTGCAGGCAGAGAACGTCATCCAGCTCGATAAGTATGTAGAAATGGTGGCAGACCCACGCTTTGCCCGAGGCGTGACCATAATAAAGGAAGCCTTCTTAGCCGAGTGGACTCGCGTCTTCATTCGCGCAGAGGAGAAAGATGAGAAAGGCAAGTGGGTCAACATCCCCCTATCGATGGTCGAAGTATGACGTACACTCTCACGCAGCAGCTCTCCCATGAAGAATTGTGGGAGAGCTGGGGTCCCACTCGCACCGAAGATGAAGACGGCTGCTCTCTGATCGCCTATACTTCAATGGGGCTGGCGTCGCTCCGAACGATGGGCGAAAAGCGAACGTGGATAATCGAGGTTGGCTGGTCGCTTCAGAAGTTCTCCGCATCCAGCGAAGAGAAAGCGATATATATAGCTGTAGAGTCCTATCGCCGAACAGAGAAGAACATCGTAGAAGAGTACGTGCGTGGTCTTCAGGTCAAGCTCGGAGATGTTGATAAATCAGGCTGCGTGGCGACTCCAACCTCGGACTGTTCTATTCGTCTATGTGGGGACGGTCCACTCTATGTACTCCTTGGTGATGGGCACGTATTCGATAGTAGCGAAGACTTCCGCGTGTGGGAGCCTGATGTCTCAGAGTTTCTGCGCTATCACCTGTTACGCACTATGAATCTAACGGACTAAGAAATATGAATAAATGGTATTTGTGTACCGTCGCCTATGAACGTCAGGGCGACGAGATGGGACTTAGAAAGGTCTCTGAAAGTTATCTGGTGGATGCCCTCTCCTTCACGGAGGCTGAGGAGCGTATCATCAAGGAGGTGACACCCTTCGTTTCGTGCGGTGTACTCGAAGTGGTGAACATCCGCCCGATGAGATTGGCCGATATGCTGATCACTAATAACGGTAGCAACTACTACCGCGGAAAGGTTAACTTGATCACGCTGGATGCGAGCTCGGGGCAGGAGCGTAAGACCTCCGTGGCAATGGTGGTCAGAGAGGACTCCTTGCTCTCGGCAGCGACACTGCTGGAGTCTCACCTCAGCGAGAGCCTCTCCTCGTATGAGATCGTCAGCATTGCAGACCTCGGCATCCTCGACGTGTATCAGTATGTCGCACCTAAAGAGACGGGCGTATGATTATAGCTGTTGACTTCGACGGCACACTCTGTGAAAGTGCCTATCCAAATATCGGGGGTGTGATGCCTGGTGCGAAAAAGAGCCTCGAAGAGCTCCGCGAGAAGGGGCACTACATCATCATCTGGACTTGCAGAACAGGAGAGCTGCTTGTCAACGCGATCAACTGGCTACTAGAGGAGGGCATCCCTTTTGACCGAGTTAATGACCACGAGCCTGAGAACCTCGCGATCTATGGCGATGGGGGCAAAAAGGTCTACGCCAATGTATACATCGACGACAAGAACCTCGGAGGCTTCCCGGGCTGGTACGAGACGATGCGCCTGCTAAGAGCTCACCCCGACTACTAAGCAGGTCTACACCGATTGAGGGGGCGTGTGGCAACAGCTACGCGCCCCCTCAAGTATTTGCTGTGAGAGGTATATTGGAGGTATCTTTGTGGTAGATAATCCCCACCACATCAGTAATATGCCCAAGGGTCGAAGTAAAGAGCTCATAGAGCAACGCAACCAAAAGCTGTACCAGAGGTATCGCTACCTGCTGGATGTTCGTCGTATGCGCTACTCTGCGGTATTCGAGATCCTGGAGCAGGAATTCTTTATTGCCGAGGGTACAATCTTACATATACTTCGCTCCATTATTAACGGCAAAGATACTCCTTCAGAGGCTCCGAAGAGGGAGTTTACGGGGTTTCGTGGGCCGAGGAAGAGAGCTGTATGCGAATCGACGGAGGATCTCCAGCCCACCCTATTTGAGGGGTGATAATCTCCGAGATACGGCAGGTGTACACCTCTTGGTAGACTTTGATGCCATGATTCCAAGTGTAGAATTTGCTCTCGACGCGTGTAAGCCCCGATGACTCCGTGGTCGGACGAAAGCCCTCTAGTAGCCCGTGTAGCCTTTTACGCAATTCCTCTCGCTCAATGATGCGTACTTCAGTGCCACTCCCGCTGTGAGTGTCATCGTAGCAGTCAATGATGAGGCGTATTTTGAGGCGAGCTTCGCCCATCTGGCTCTTACCAGCTAGTTCACTCCAATCAACCTGCTCAAGGTCGATCAAGACGGCTGGATAAGTGATCGGGTACATCTCTCTCCCATCATCATCGATAACCTCCAGTTGACCGTAGTCCTCGTCAACCAAGCTGAGCTCTGGTAATCCCCCTGCTACATGCTGTATTATGGGTAAAATAATATACTCCATAGTTATTCTTTGAGTGCGTTGTCGCTAACCTTGTTAATACTCTTGATGATCTCTTCGTTGATTCGCTCGCGTAGCTCCTTACTCTCGCCGATGAATTGACGCTTGGGCATACGCACCTTGATCATCAGCTTGTCACGTGCTCCTAGCGCTATGCGCTTCCACTTCTCGGCTGCCTCTCCCCCCTTGTCTCCTCCTGCGTGGTAGTACTGTGCCCAGAAATACTTACGCATCTTTGGTGTGACCGTAGGATTGGATATGAGCATGCCGCCCTCATTGTGAATGCGGGCGTAAGCAACGGGGTTGTAAACCAGTACAGATGCCCTACTCGGCACAGCTTCGATACTGCTCATTAAGTGGTTGCGTGCAGAGGTAAGCGTACGGTACTGAGCTGAGGTGCTCGATCCCCCCTCTCGCTGGGCACGCTGCCATGGGCGTAAGCCTCCATCGACGAACCCCGACTGTCGGAAGTTGTTCCTGAAGTGCTGCTTAGCCATAACCGCCACCTTGCGCGGTAAGACCACGTTAATCTCCTTCTCGTACTCTGCGGTGAGGCGGGCAATGACCTTAACGAGTTTAGCGGATTGCATTTACATATATATTGATTATATTTGTGGTATCCCGAAAGGGGGAGGAGAGGGGTCGTAAGATTCCACTCCGATATCCACAGGGGGCTGGAGCTTGTTGCTTCAGCCCCTTATTTTATTTTGATAATCTCACGGCTGGGGAATATCTCCAGTTCTTCGGGGGTATCCATCCAGAAGAAGTAGATCGGCTTATCCTTAAGTAGCTTCTGCGTTTTGAGGCAGGTCGTAAGTTTATCGTATGCACGTCCGCCTCGCTCCTCTAAGCGCACAACAACCGTCTTAGCTCCCTGGGAGCTGAATGCATACTTGAGCTGCTCCTCGATAGCGCCTCCCTGCTTGCCTGAAAAACACTTGATCTCACAGCTGATCCCATTTAGTAAGATATCGTAGGTTTTTCCCTGTGTTCGACCGCTCTCCCCAAGGTAGACTATTGCGAACCCATGCTTGGCCATGACCTTAGCCGTCTCAAGTTCCTTGTTGAATTTGTCTCGCTCGGTAGAGTTTACCTTGCCTTCCTTGATCCTTAAGCGCTCCGTCACGACGTACCCTCCTGAATCCGAAATAAAGGTGTGCTCCCATCGGTCAAGGGGGTACTGCTCGCTGAGCTTGGCCTGGAAGATCTTAAGATCGACATGCGGGCAATTATGGCAGTCCTTGACACGATTAGAGAGGTGCTTACGCACCCACCCCTTAATACCCTTAGAGGAGTAGAACGGGCACTTGGCGCAGCTCTCGGGATAATAAGGATGCTTATCGGTGATGAGCCCCTTATAGGCGGGGTTTCCCTCAAGCCCGCGCTGTGCCTGATGCTCTGGCTTTGCAGCCTCCTTGCGCTCTTGTGGATCGAGACGCTGCACATCAGCATCGGTGGCGTCTAAAGAGCACTTACAGTTCCATCGATCACCTGGCCGATGCTCTTGCCAGAAGGGGTCATCCACGGGGAGGATGACGGGCTTCGACCAGAATACCTGATGGCTTGACTCGGGAGATACCGATGTGGTAGGCATCCACTGTAGGTTGGGGAAGATGTCCTTATTGGCCTCGAATTCGAGCCAGTCGGCCGCCTGATGAGCACGTATGACAGCGGTGTCGTACTCGGTGCGAAGCCACGAGCCTACCTGATGGCGAGCGATGGGTGCAACAGCCTTGCGCCACTCCTCGAAGGAGCGGAGCTTCCCGTCCTCACCGATAAGACGCTCCGCCATCTTTGTTCCCATTGCGTGGGTCTTGAAGACGGAGAATACCTCGTTGGAGTGCCGTATGCTGCGCAAGAAGCCTTCCTCGTGAGTAGGTGGGCTCATGCTCTCGGAGAGCCCTTGCACAGCCCCAGAATTCATGATGCGCAGCACCTCCCTCCACGCTGTTGGCTCGATGTCGTTAGAGACATCAAATCCATCGTATATCTTTCGGAGGAAGCCCTCCATCACCTCAGGGGAGAATACCGCCTCGGGAGGTGTGGAGTTGCTTATCGGCGAGCATGAGGCGCAGGGACAACCATAGTAAAGAGCGTTTATTAGAAGTCGCTGTCCGCCCCGAGGGGATTTTCCCCTGGGGCTAATCTGAAAAAACGAGCAAGGCTGTCTTTGATGGACTTTTTCCCCTTTGCGTCTTCCCTCGAAGGTTCTTCTGAGGACGTTTTGTCTCCCTTCGAAGGCTCTTCAAGCGCTTCGGCAATCGCCCTGCGATGTTCTTCCTTAATAGCCATCTGCTCTTCGTAGTCATCGGGCTTCTTGATGCCCATAGTTTCGTACATCTCGTCAGGGTCAAGAGGTAATCCGAGCTGTTGAGCCTTGAGGTATAGGTCTGCGCGTTGCGATGGATCGTGCCGCTCACGCTTGGCGTAGACGAACTCTCCCCCCGAAACGTTAAAACCGAGGTTTTCGAAGATCGGCAGGAGGTAGTAGTTGAGCACGTCGAGGATTGCGAAGCAGTCATCCTCGTTAACCTCCTCCTCAACCTCCTTGTGTACGGTGCCAAGAGCCTGTGTTCCTGTGCTACTGGCGTCTGTAGTCAGCGTATTTCCGAGTACACGGATAGAGATGGCGCGGTCCCAATAGTCTGTAAAGCTCTTGTACAGCTCAGATGACCCCGATTTGTTGCCAGCCTCGATAATCTCCATGTTGCTTTCCTTCGGCATGATGTAGACAGCGCCTACCCCCTGTCCCATGGCATCCTTGAGCACGCGACGGCGGGTCTCCTCGTCTCCTGCGTCATAGGTGTACTTTCGGATCGGGATGCCAAATAGCTCACAAAACTTCGCCCAGTCACCGATATTGTTGCGCTTGTAGAGTATGGCGGGCATCAACTCAGCAAGAATGCCTAGAGAGCGCTCCTTACCAACGAAAAGCATATTATCAAACTCCTCAATGCTCCGCCCTTCGGTGTCATTCTGGGAGCGAAGTAAGCGCTGGTTGATCGGATCGTAGTGCTTGCGAGGGATCAGGTCATAGCGTAGACGCCCTTCTTCGTCCAGGTAGAACTGGAAGAGCGAGTAACCCCAGAAATCAGCCATGATGATATCCTTTCGCAGCTCTTTCATCCAGGGCGAGGCAAGCTGTCTGTTCAGCTCGTCATCGGGGACCCCGTCTCGCTGGAACTCAATAGGCAGTTTTGTGACGCCTCTGAGTCGCTTGGCCACAACACCACTAAGGTGAAGGTCCAGGAAGGCTGACTCATACATGTCGTAGAGCTGCGTACGATAGCTGAAGTTGATGCTTGACGCCGCTTTAATGCTACGGATATACTTGTTGATGTCGAAATAGAACAGCTCAGGGGCAGAGAGAATAATGTCTGCCTCTTGTACAGAGTCTCCCCCCGCTATAATGCGGCGAGAGGCTTTAGTTGTTGACTTCCGTGCCATTGCTGTCAAGGGTGTAAGGAGTGAGATCTACGGCTTGCTTGGCTGTCCAGCACTCGGAGAGACACTGCTTGATGTGGCCAAGCGCGGAGAGGATGAAATGCTTGTATTGGTTGAGCGTGGAGACCTGATAATAGTAGGCCTCATCCTCGGAGAGCCCCATCTTGATGATGGTCGGCAGATTCACTCCGTCAAAGAGCTTGGCGAAGGTGAACTCTCCGAGAAAGTTGCGCTGGTTGGTCTCGTCCAGCCATACGTGGCGTGTGACGGGCGTCTCCTCCAGCGTCGTGTAGCTGAAGCCACGAAGCACCCGATCGTCGCAGAGGTCATTGTACGGGCGGTAGATGACCTCCGCCACCTCATGCAGAGAGGGGCGGTGGTCAAATACTTCGGTGAGATAGGTGTACTGCTTTGGAGCTCCCTCTTCGCTGTCGATCTCCTGGAGGTCATAGGCGAGGAGGTAGCGCTCATTGAGCGGGTCAATGCAGTAAATGAGCTTACCGCTCATATAGGGGTTGCCAATTTGGCGATCTGTCGTTACCATTTGCTAAGGTCTGGTCTTTCGTCAAGGAGGAACTTGTAGTGCTTGAGCTTTCGGAGCTCTTCGGGAGAGGAGGCTTTGATCACCTTGCCACGGAAGATGGGGACGAGGAATTGTCGTGTCCAGTCCCATTTGGTGTAAACCCCACCGTCGGCGTTCCTACCCCATATCTCGGTGTTTGTTGCATACACCTCGTTGTCGTTGAGGAGCTCGCCAAAGAGGTTGCGCATGGCGCATCCTACATTTTGACTCCCCCCATTCTTTCGCGTGACAATGTCCATATATCGACCACCCACGACCTGGAGTACTGACGTCTCATATGCATACTCCTTGCGCTCGTATTTGCCGAGCGGGTGAATGCGACGCTCAACGCCTCCAAAGTGCCTCCACTCTCGCATCCATACAAGTTTATTGTAGTGTTCGCCGATGTCTGCGTGATCTCTTCGCGTGGTGACAGCACCACGCACAGCATCGTTTTTGGAGTGTGCGCAGTAAGCTCCATCTTTCATGTATGTTGACAGCGAGAGCATGAACGAGCTTGGAAGCCAGATATAGCCGAAGGCCGTTGGATAAGGGCACTCCTTGTAGATGGGGTTGCGATTGCCATCCTGCACGATGACGCCAGGGCGCTCGGAAATCCTCCCTTGAAGGTTGCGCGCGGTGGTGCCTGCCATCCCCGCCTCGGGTAATGAGAAAAAGCCCTTGAAGTACGCCTCGCTCTCGGTAGTTCCATCTCCCAATCCATAGATGTCTCGAAGCTTGAAGTTGCCGTGATGCGCCCAGAGGAGGTTACGGAGGTCCTTGTACTCCTCATAAGAGAGCTGGTCGTACATCGAATGCAGAAGCATGAACTTGTACTGCATTTCGCCCTGCTTGCCGAGCCTCTTCCTCTCCCCAATAGTCATCTCGGGGAGGCTTTCGCCCTCTTGCCAGTGCATCGGAACAGCTGATATAAAGGCCTCCTTATGCTCTTGCCAATGGGGCTCCCAGTCGGCAGGGTTGGATGAGTTGGTCAGCCATATTTCCATCTCCGAGTCGATGAATTCGGTGAGGACAGAGGTGTAGAGGTAGGCTGCGCCGTGAGGGATGCTTGCGACATAGTCCAACACAAAGAGCGGATACTCGTTGTTGGAGAGTCGGATGACCTTAAGGATCTTACCATCGGAATCTGTGAAGACCGCTGAGATCATACATCCTCTCTCCCACCTAAATCGATCGGCATAGGGCTCTGGCTGGAAGTAGCCTTGATGCCTGACTTCGTCTTTGGGGTCGTCGGAGTTGCTGTAGCCGTTGTTACACAGAGGAAATTTCACTCTCTTATACCCCTTGACGGGTACCTTGATATACGAGTAGAGGTTACAGGCATTCTCGTTGGTGTAGCCTGCGCGGTACTTGTAGATGCACTCAGAGATGTTCTTGCCTTCCGAACCCTTGGGACAGCGGATATAGTGTTGGAGTACGGGCTTTAACTTGCTCTCAATTGCTTTCAGATCATAGAGCTTCCCTTCTGGACGGCGAGGCTCATCGAGGAGCGAACTATACACCTGGTAGTCGGTGCAAGTGTCCCCATCGTGGATGCCTTTGTACCAGTAGTGTGGCTCGTTTACCCAAATGCCACCCTCTTCGGCATCGGCTAGGTTGGTCGGCGTAGAAAGGTCTCTCGTGAGCCCATCAGCGTAGTAGCCGAAGTGGTCATCCCTGAGCGGATAGACCACCATCTCACCTCGCTTCTCTTCTCTACCGCGCCATCGGTGGCGAGCTTTGAAGATGCGTAGCAGATGCCCCGAGGGTGCGTATGGCTTGTTAAAGCCGAACCCTGTCTGATTGTCGTGGTTGAACCAGCGGTCAGTGGCTAGCACCTCCTGGGGGAAGCCCTGCTTATCCACCGTGCGGTTGACGTAACCGACAATCGTGTACTCGGGCTGTCGGATGCTGAGCTCGGGGAAGTGAGCAGCGAGTTTGTCGTACTCAACGTCGGAGAGGAATTGTGTGAGGCGGTATGTGCCCACCAGCGCACAGGTCGTGGTAAGCGACCCCGATGCGGAGATCCCTCCCTTGGAGAGGAAGCGGTTGAGCCAAGCAACGTCACCCGTGCGGTCGATGCCGACGATACGTAGGTGCGTCACAGCGGCGAGCTGCTCCAGGAGCGCCTCCCAGTCGATCTGTGGGCATCCCTCATACCAGAGGCGGGTGACAGCCTCAGAGTTCAGTCCTACGATCCCTTCTGTAGTGAGATTGGGTAGGTAGCGTAGGCGCAGTGTTGTGAGCGTCTCGGGAAGACGAAGCTCTGTGATGGGAGCACCGTTAGCTAGTACAATATCTGTAAGCACCGTGTTCGACGCATCGAGCTTCTTGAGGCGAGGGTTGCCCGTGAGGTCAAGCGAGCGGAAGGAGGGCGAGCGAAGCCCCGCCACACTCAGCTCTTCAAGCACACGACACGCACCTACGGTGACGGCCGTGAGGGTTGTCTGACCTGTGGCGCATGAGACGTTGAGCTTGGAGAGGCGGTAGCACTTGTCGAAGTTCGCCGTGCCGACGATGTAGGCACTCACATCGGAGAGGTCAAGCTCCGCCATACGACTCGCGCCGTAAATATTCTGCGGGTCGTTGACGATGAGGTCGATATCCAGCTCCAGGGAGACCTTCGAGCCCGCTGCGTCCGCTCTCACCCCTGAGACATGAGGTGCCTTCGAGGTGTAACCATAGCCGAAGTAGTAGCGCTCGCTGGCAGTGATATTGATGCGCTTGCGGTCACTCGAGAACTGGTGCGCAAAGTAGAGGCGCAGCGCGTCAGCTCGATACGTCCCCGCCAGGTGCTGGGCATCGAGCAGTGCAAAGCGGTCGTTGATCATCGCTGTGCGGTGAGCGTAGCGTGAGCCCTGCAGACAGTAGAGGTAGTCGATTGAGCTCGCCGTGTAGGGCTGGAGGTACTTGTACTCACCGTCCTTATTGTAGGCTCGCTCGGACCAGTTCGCCATGAACTTGCCGTTGAGCATCTCCAGTACTCGCTCCTTACTCATCGTAGCGCGGATCTTCTGCGCCGTCTCGTGGAGCTTGTCGGGGAGTGCCTCTCTGACGAGCTGCCAAAGGAGGGAGTCGTGACCTGCGTAGGCATAGGAGCCGATCGTCTCGTCGAAGGTATTCTCGTCGATGGTGTAGTCGTAGACGACCTTACCATCGTTGCGCACCCCGAGGACCGTATCGTTGTCATAGGGCAGGAAGTGCCAGTGCACGCCGTCCCAGGTGGCGAGCATCATGTTCTTGGCGCGCTGGTCCACCATCATAAAGTACTCGGTGAGGACGTACCACCCCGTGAGGCTATCCACGTCGAAGTAGTCAGCGACCTCACGCTTAAACTTGGTGGGATTACCCTTGCAGTTGATGATCCACTTCCACAGGCGGCGCACGGCGTTCTTCTGTGCCTCGCTGGCAGTATCCCATTCCACGCCGTCGGGGTGGCGGAATTCAAGTGCAGTCTTAAAGCTCGCCATATTGTCGGTCGTGAACAGAGCGAGTGGCTCGGAGTTGTTGAGGAACTCCAGACACATACACTTGTCGTCCTTGACGAAGCCGAAGACCTCCTCACTACCACTCTTGTCGTTATTGAAGTTGTACTTGCCGAGGTAGGTGTTGTGGCCAGACCCATCGAGGTCGAAGAAGGCATCCATAGGGAATCCGTCGATAGCTATTCGAACGCCCTGCGAAGTCTTCTGGGGAGGAGTTAGAATGCCTGCTCTGCGGAAGGTCTCGTCGATGAGCTTCGCCAGCCCCGTATTGTGCGTCGACGAGCTCTCAGCGAAGTCCGCCTTAATCGTGAAGATCGACACGGGTACGGCTCCAGGCGTAAAGGCATACTTAAGCTCCTGCTGCTCGATGCCGCCCACCGTGAGGGTGGTATTGTACTTCTTCTTGCGGTCCAGGTAGATGCGGTAGTTTTTGCGGGGGTATGTCGTGGAAGACGTCCCCTGGATGCGCAGCCCCGCTCCCTTGCAGACGAAGTCGTACTGCTTGCCGAAGCCCGAGTAGAAGTAGATGTCCACCGATACCTCAAACTTCTTCGTATTGGTCTCATTGACGAGGGGGACATTGCCCACGATGCGCAGCACGCTCTTACCCTGACTGCGCAGCTTGTCGAGGGAGACAGCTCCGTCGTCGCCGAGGACATTGTTGCGCTCGTAGAGCGTCACGACCTCAGCAGCATCAGGGCGGGAAGCTATGTAGTTGCTGAGCACCTCGTCGTCGGAGAGTGCGCGGCCATAGAGTCGTACGGCACGAAGGCGTACGTCGGCATGCTGGCTGGTCACGTCGATGGGCTTGGAAGAAACCTGCAGGAGGGTATCCGCCTGCCCGTAGCTCACCGCACCCGATCGGATGCCATTTACGTAAATCTCCAGGAGGCGACTCCCTGACTTAGGTTGCACGACAAAGGCGATGCGATAGAACTCTCCCGTGGCGAACTTGGTGACCACGACCGCACCTGACGCGGTGCGCAGCTCGGCTTGCTTACCCGTAACGACAAAGCCGATACCCGTGTCGTCGACGCAGGAGACTACCGCCCCCGTCGAGGAGAGGACGTTGTCGGTGCGAAGCTCCAGCTCGATCGTACCGCCAAGACCCATCGGGTCGGTGGCGAAGACGGTAGCTGGTATGGGGATGGCCGAGCCATTGACTAGACGCAATGACGAGCCATCCCATCCCCCTGCCGCCCAGTCGAACTGACGGAAGGTGGTGGAGATCCCGCTGCTCTTCCACGTGGCAGGATTAGCCTCGGAATTACTACGTCCGAGTGCTGAGAGAGCGAGGGTCACGCCGTCGGTGACCTCCCCCACGTTTACGTGCCCCTCACGTACGGAAATCGTGAGGTCGTAGCTTACGTCAAGGCGCGTGGATAGGCGCGCAGGGATATCCCCTGCAACGACGCTTCGTGAGGTGTAGACCTCGGCGCCTCGTCCCATAGAGAGCGACAGCGCCTCGGCGTCGCCCACCTGGAGTGACAGGTCGGCAGGTTGGCGCTGAGGGTCGTAGAGGGCGTAGCTAAAGCTGTAGCTCGCAAACTGCTCAGCGTCGAGGCGGGGGGATAGATGGTCCTCAGCTGAGAGGATGTGGCCATCACGGCGACGTAGCATCACGCCAATGCGGGGGAGGTCCTCCGTCTTACCGACGTAGTAGTCAAAGTAGATGCTCTCACTACGTATCTCCTTAGCTCCAATAGTGAGCTCGGCGATGAGCTGAGCTGTATGACGGCCCTCGTGTGCCCCCTGGAGGGGTACCTGGAAGGTGCCGTTAGTCGTACCCGCGCGTGTGACGCTCTGCACGCTGTAGCTCACCCCATCGATGTAGAGGGTGATGGTCTTGTTGCCCACCCCAGTGACAGCATAGGGGATAGCCAGGATGTCCGTTGTAGCGTAGCCTGGTAGTCCAGAGGAGAGGGAGTAGCTTGAGTTAAGCGCAAGGGCGTAGACGGCTACAGAGGTGGCGATCGTGCGCTTTTGGGTCTTGCCCTCGGCGTTGGTGGCCGTGGCGAGGATCTGCACGTCGACTGTCCCAGCCGTGGTGAGGTAGGGAGTAAGGTCAAGAGTGTACGTCCCTGCCGATACGTCGGGGATAATCTGCTCCAGGAGCTGCGTTGCCCCTCGACGGATGGTCAGGCGGATAGTCGCCTGCACGCCCGTAGGAGCCTCGTCGTTGTCTGCCGACACATGTCGGTAGGTGTAGGTCAGCTGTGCGGTGTCGCCAGCCTTGACAGCCGATTGCGACACCGAGGAGGTGAGGATGATGCGAGTGGTCTGCTGGTCACCTCCGCCGCCGCCCTTCCCTCCTGCGGGAAGGTCAACAGAGGCTACCTCTCCCCCCTGCTTGTTGGTGAGCTTGAGCGTGACGGTCTGCTCGTCATCGGAGAGCTGAGCATCCATCCCTGCAATGGAGGCACGCTCTACCTCGTTGAGCTTGGCCGTGACTGCAGCGTTAGATACGGCGTTGGTGCTCTCAGCGCTGAGGGTGTCGTCGACAGCCACCTCATCGATGGAGATAGCCACATTGCCCGACTCATCAGGGAGCGCCTTGCGTCCATTAAGCGTGACGCTCTGTACCGTGCCACTCTTGGTCTCGATGTTGACGATGCCCGACTCGTCAGGAGCGACAGTGCTGCCGTTGACTGCCACCCCCTGCACTGGTGCTTTGGGGATGGTGAGGTCAACGTTACCACGAGAGTCGGGAGGGAGGTTCGTACCGCCCACGGAGATGCTCTGCACGGGGGCTTTAGGCACACGGATAGGCTTATAGCTACCGTCGCCTGCAAGGTAGTGATCCTCGCCAGCATCGGTCTTGATGAGGTCTACCTTCGCCTTGTCTTCATCCGAGTATGGGTTGGCAAGATGCACCTGCAGATGTGCAACTTCTGTGTAGCCAGCCCCCGTGTACACGTAGATACGTCCGTTGTCCGCTGCCGTAGGGTGGGTAGCATCATAAACGGCAACGAGGTTGCCCCTGCGCAGGGGCTTGTCGTCGTCGCCAGTGGGAGCCGTGTCGGCAGTCATCGCCGAGATGGAGGTGTACACCTTGCGTACACCGAGAGCTCCACCTTCGCGCTCTACCTCGGCGACATAGGCGGCGACATCGCGGATGAGATAGCCGAGCTCTTCGGGGGTGATGGAGCCCGATTCAGTCTTAGAGGCGAGCGCCTCGGCACGTTTGATGAGAGTTATTGTAGTCCGTTCCATGATTTGTTTATATCGAGGTGGCGGATGATTGTGAAGCGGATTTCATGCTCTCCAGTCGAGCTGGTTATACGTGCGCCATTCGGCCCGATAAGGTACACTTTGCCTTTGTGGATGACGAGACGTGTGCCAATAGGGAGATTGTGATCTCCGTACACAGTCGCTCCGCCATCGTACGCAAGAAGGTCTTCTCCCTGGTACCTATCTGATCGTCTTATAACCCCGATGTACTCCTCTTTGCTGTCAAAGGTGCCACGTATTTTGCCTTGAATAATACGGGTGTTTGCTGTCTCAATGTTGAGCACGTAGTATGACCCAATATATCCAGGGGCAAAGTCTTCCTCCTTTTCTTGTATGAAGTCTACTCCCTGAGTTAGAGGGAGGGATAGACCTACTCTGCGTTCCATCTTCGCGTAGTGCTGGTGGGAAGACTTTCCATCAGTGACGATCACCTTGGTGGTCTTCCTGGTGGGGTGGCTACTGCCATCGGCAAACTCTTGAGTGGTACCCTCTTCTTCCACGATAGCAGCATAGTAGTCTGTATCGAGATTGTAGGGCATGCTGCCTTTGGGGAGAAATCCAACCTTGCCTCGGGCTATGACTATTGAGTCTTCCCATCGTAGGGTTAGTTTACCCCCAGGGTGGGAATAGAACACCTTCCCGTACACCCCGTCGGGAAGAACAGAGGCAAAGGCTTGTATTGAGGTGAGCGCGGACTCCTGGAGGGTCTTGATGTCATCGAGGGATATGGGCTGGCCACCCTCGCTAAATAGGATTTCATTCATAGTCGTAAAACTCAATTTTATATGTTCTGCCTGCAGGCTTGTAGTAGGTGATTAGCCGTCGTATTTCCTCCTCCTCGCCTCGGAGAAACGAGGGCACGTGAACAATGAAGTCGGCGCTATGCTTCCCCTCGTTTTTGTAGCCCAGAAATAGTGGATCTGGGGGATCTTTGGGAAGTCTTAGATGCACGGGCGCCCGTCCCTCAGATGTGAAGTAGAGGTAGAGCTGCTTATCATCGGTGTCAGTGATGTAGATCGTGCCACGTGATAGCTGATACTTATTGTTGAGTGCGGCCTCAAGGGAATAGGTCTGCCCAGTCGTGTTGATACGCCGATGTACGTCTCCACGGAATCGGCTGAACCTATCGAGGAGTCTCCTGAGTGGAGTGAGAATTGCCCGTAGGATAGCGAGGAGGACCTTTGAACGGAGGATAGGGGGGAGCATATCCGCTGCGAACTTGATGGGGTTGAAATTATACCACATAGTGAAGTGTTGATGTGAGGTCATCTGAGACGATTGAGCCGCTGAAGGCCGTGTAGTTGTTCCCCTCGACAGGCTTGTAGTTCCCTGCATTGGTGCGCGCTGAGCAGTCGCCGAGGGTGACATCGGAGACCCCCTCTACGGCTTGGATAGCATCGACGAGCTTCGTCTTGTTGAATGTACCGCCGAAGGTGATGGCACTGAGGTAAGCATTGATAGCATCTTCAACAGGCCGCACACCATCTCGATAGCGTACCCCCTGAGGGGAGAGGATCATCGGATCGACATAGATGGTCGCTGATATGCGTATGTGGTCGGCTGGGGCGGTGCGAACGGAGATGACAACGCCTGCAGGCTTGATAGTTCGGATATATGCTTCGAATGCTGTTAGGACGTCTTCCGAGAGTGCTTCTGGCCGCCCGCTCTTTTCTCCTGAGACAAGGATTTGGATGCTTCCGCCACGGTCGCGTACTGCAGCGTACTTGACTACCCTACGGCTCTCGTCTATCTTGTCATAGCGATACTGCATCGTCACCTCATCAAGTGCGAGCTTGTCGCCATGTTGATAAGCCAGCGCCTTGTGATAGTACCAAGGCACTGTGGCCACGATAGCACGCTCAAGCGTACGCTCAACGTCATCGCGGTGACCCTCAAAGATGCGCTCCACGACATGGTGCGCAGCGGCAACGATGAAAAAGAGGATATTCTCCAGGCTGACCAGCGAAAAGGCTGAGCGGAAGGTGTCCCCCTCCTTGAGCTGGTACTTCTCGCGGATGACAGGATCGGCCATGAATGCGTCGGTCATCTCTCGCTTGATTTCGTCTACGGTTCTTGCCATGTCTATAGTCGGTGTGGTCGAGAAGGCTCACTTTCTATCTGCCATGGGGAGTTTTGGGTTTGGTCACTCTCAGATAGGCGTGGAGCACCTCCAATTGTAATGGTTCCTTTAGCTACCATCTTGAGCCACTCGATGGCGCGATCATATCGAGCCTTTCTCAGCTCAGACATCTTGTAAGGGTTGTGAAGCGAGAAGAGGTGATAAATGGCAATGTCAATGGCGTACATCAGTATGAGAGCGTGTCGGTCTGATCCACGAGCATTGAAGATTGCTTCGGTATCATAACTCTTCATGAGGTAGCCTTGCATCTCACCTACGGCTCGGTCTTCACAGACCTCGACGATTTCGGGGTCGTAGTCGGGGTTGGGAACACCTGCGCTCCGCTCTCGCCGAACGAGTGAGTCAAGTATCTCTCTATGGATGGAGCTATTGTAGTCGGATGGATCGATGAAATTACCTGTAGGCATAGTGCTATAGTCTGTGAGGGTTGTTGCGTCGGAATTCGCCGAAGCCAATGGTGGTAGGAGGCTCCAACTCTAGGAGCTTTTCGTCAAGGATGTGTATCCCCCCCTCGAGTGAGTCTGGTCCGTCGGCAGGGTAGGGCAGGTGCATTTCAAAGAGCTTGCACTGATCAATGAGTTCTTTCATCATTGGGTTATCCTGCTCCTCGACATTAAAGACCCATCGCGCTTCGCGGTCTATCGGCTCTAGGCGGGTTTCGATACGTGTGGCTTTATCCGTCTTTTTCTTCTCGTCAGGTCGTATGTAGAGGTTCATCTTCCGCCGTTTATTCTCTTCGTGCAAGAGAGGGCGAAAAACCTGCTGGAAAAATGGGTCTTGCAGCTTGTTGTTTTCGATGAAATGATACACTGGGCAAGCCCCACCGACGAACTTCTCAAGCTCAAAGTACCAACTGATGAATGTAGCATTGGTAGCGTGCCCGAGATATCCACGAATGATGTAATAGCGCTCCTTGTACTTGCCCATCAGCCATAGTGACTTGGTCGAGCTCTTTCGGCTTTTACTGTCGGAGTAAGCAGGGTCTCCGTAGGCGACCAGGAATCGGAACTTTGAGAGGTCGGGGACCTTGCCAACGGGGAGTAATTTGAGGATCTTCCCTTCAGCTATTGGATTGTTGAAGTATTCGGCTTGCTGTGACCGCTTGCTGATCTTCGATAGTACTCGGTCGATCTTCTCTTCGCTGTTCTTCTCAGGCCAGGTACTACGCCCGTGCTTATCTCGGATGTTCACAATATCCCAGTGGTTAGCCTGCTTGCCAGCTCGAGCGACACAACAGTCTCTAGCTATTATGTTGCCACACCACAGCACAAGGAGGGGCTCCGAGATGTCTCGCGTACCATAGAGCGCTTGCTCCCACCATTCCCATTTCTTCTTTAGGGTTTCTTGATTTCGACAGTCCTCATCGGTGTCGTAGTCATCGAGGTAGAGCACGTCAGGTCTGGCATACTCGTTTCGAGCACCACGAGGAGCAGATCCCGCGCCCATGGCGAGGAACATACAGCCACATCTAGCTGTGAACTCACTTTCCGTCCACGCACCAAGGGTCTTCTGCTCACCATAGAGCTGACGTAATCGAGGGTTGCTTGTGAGGGCTACGCGATAGGGGGTGAGAAGTCGTATGGCAGCATCCTCCGTTGCGGAGGCGCAAATGATGAACTTCTTCCGACCTGTGAGAGCGAGATAGAGGAGGGCAAACATCGCCACCGTGCTCTTCGCTAGACTACGTGCCCACGAGAGTACTTCGTACCACTCCTCGTGCTCGATGATGCGGAGGATAGCCTTTTTCTGAAAGTCCGCAGAGGGGTATTTTGCATAGGCTGGGAAGATATGCTGTATCCAGCGTATAGGATCGGCTTCTAGTTGTAGGCGTAGAGCCTCCACCTCATGCGCTGCGAGGGAGGTGTCAACAAATATGTTGCTCTGCATTGAGCGGTGGAACTCTTCCCACCTTGCAAGGGCTTGTTTTTCCGATTGATTCATGCCTTGCGTCCTCCCCCGCTGATGTGTTGGATGTATGCGTTAAAGAGTGCACCGAGTGCTTTTGCTTTGTCGGTGTCACTCTCTCTGACCCATGCTGTCATACCCATGGCCACGTTCACGAGGTCTTCAATGCCAACCTCTTTCTCGAGCTTCTGGATGGCAGCAGCAAGCTTGTTGAGAGAGTCTGCTTCGGCTGGGGTGGCCCAGCGCTCTGCAAGTGGACGTTTGAGAATAGACTCGTTAATGTTGGCTATCTGCTGGCGAAGCTGACGAATCTGCTCGGCTGGTGAAACCGAAGTTGCTGCTTTAAGCTCTTGCCAATGGTATGTCTTAGCCCACCTCACGATGGTCTGGCGCGATACACCTATGATGTTGGCTACTTCATCTTGAGTGTATCCGCTGTCTACGTAGAGGCGCTGTGCCATCTCGCGCTTGTTGCTGTTGGGGGTATCTTGAGTCTTTGCCATGTGACCTGTTGTTTCGTTCTTTCCTGAGGCAAAGTTCGCACGCAATAGGGGCTTTTCGCAAATCGAATTTTCATCACCTAACCTTCTGTTTATATCATATAATCAGAGTGTTATGTGTGTAAAATGCGATTTGCGAAAAGATGGTATGTGCCCATAAATTTGCTCCCAAAAGAACAGCACTCATGGCACGTAGAACCTCCATTTTTAATGTCCTGCCCTCCTCCTCTGGCGAGGTGGCTATCCTTCTCTATGGTGAGATTGGCATGTACTCGGATATCACCGATGCACGTGTCGTTGCCGAGCTTCTAGAGCTCTCCCGCACGTATAGCAAGATTGATGTGCGCATCAATAGTATCGGTGGCGACGTGTACACTGGTCTGGCGATCTACCAGGCGCTGCATGATAGCAAAGCAGATATCACCATCTATATCGATGGGGTTGCTGCAAGTATGGCCGCTATCATAGCATTGTGCGGTAAACCGCTCTACATGTCGCCATACGCCAAGCTCATGCTCCACAATGTGAGTGGTGGCACATATGGGAACAGCCACGATCTGCGTCAGATGGCAGAGCAGATGGAACAACTGCAAGGGGATTTAGCACGAATGATCGCAGGTCGCCTACAGCAGTCTCCTGAGGATATTGAGGCAAAGTACTTCAATGATGGGCAAGACCACTGGCTTACGTCTCAAGAGTGTCTTTCGATGGGGCTTATCGATGGGGTCTACTCGATGGACCATGACGACGATAGTCCTACCAACTCTTCCTCCGCAGAGGAAATACGTAAGTACTTTGATAACCGCCTGAACAAACAGGCACAAATGATAGATAACATGGCACTAATCGATGACATCCGTAAGAGTTGTCCAGCGTTCTCCAACACCGCCACCGAGGCTGATGTCACGAGAGGCGTACAGGACCTCTATCAGCAGAAGCAGGCGCTCGCTGAGGAGAACCAAACGCTTCGCGCGCAGCTCTCTCAGCTCCAAGCGCAGGAGACGGAAACTTTCCTCCACGCAGCGGTTGAGGCTGGGAAAATCACCCAGGAGCTCCTGCCGCACTACACAGCCCTCATGCAGTCTAATCCAGACGCTACCCGTCAACTCATTAATTCGCTCCCTCCATCTGCGCAGGCGACGCCTAAGAAGAACCCCTCTTTCGCGCGCCGATATATCGAGACGGGTGAAGGGGGAGCACCTTCCAGCAAGTTCGCAAACAAGACTTGGGATGAGCTGGATAAGGCCGAGCTTCTCAGTGAGTATAAGGAGGTCGACTTTGAAGGCTTCAAGGCGCTCTTCCGTGAGCGCTTCGGCACGGAGTATAAGGGCTGACCTTCCGACGATAAACCAACCTATTAACCAAAACAAACAATTATGCCTTTACAGACCGAAGTCTGGATCGACACCCTGCAAGAGAACTTCTTCCCAGACAACTCCTTTGTGCAGAAGTCGGAGGATGACTCCCAGTACGTGGACAACAAAATTGTCCATGTGCCCAATGCAGGCAGACCCAGCAAGGTGCAGGTAAACCGCACCACCAAGCCCGCTCAGCCTACAGAGCGAACGGACCAGGATCTCACCTATGAGCTGGATGAACTCACTAGTGATCCCGTACACATCTCTCACGCTGACACTGTCGAGCTGTCCTATAACAAGCGCTCCTCAATCATTCTCAATGACAAGGAGGAGATGCGTCGTGTCGCCTCTGAGCTTATCCTGCAGCGCTGGGCGAAGGGGGCTGATTCGGCACACACCATCCTGACTGATGGCGCACAGCGCGATGCTCACACCACACAGGGTACAGGTCGTCGTCTGAAGATGACCGATAAAGTCGTCCACCAGATTGCTATCCGCATGGACAAGCAAGATCTCCCAGCCACAGGCCGCTATCTGATCATTGACTCAGATATGTATGCCGACCTTCTTGATAGCCTTACGGAAGCGAACCGAATGGCCTTTCTGGCTTCGGCCGACGTGTCAAAGGGGACGGTAGGTCGCCTCTACAACATTGACATCTTCTCTCGCAGTACGGTGCTGCGAATGAAGGCCAATGGAGAGCTTATTACAACTCCCGATGGAGGCGATGCAACCGAGGTTGCAGCAGGCTTTGCATGGCAGAAGAGTTGTGTGTCTCGTGCCATGGGCAAGATCGAGATGTTCGCTAGTGAAAAGGATCCGCAGTACTACGGAGACATCTACTCCTTCCTGATGCGCCTTGGCGGTAGCCACCGACGCTACGACAAGAAGGGGCTCTTCCTGATTGCGGAGGGTAACGTCTAACATCAAAGATCATGGCACAGTTACCACGAGTTAAAATCACCTTTGCCGAGGGCAACCTCGGCAAGGTGGGCGACTCTCCCGATGGGCTCCTCGCTCTCATGGTCGCCTCTACGGCCGTTGGCTCAACTTACGAGCTCGGCAAGCCCTATTCCATCCGTTCGGTTGGAGACCTGAAGGGCCTTAAGGTCACAGAGAAGAACAATGCTGTCCTCTATAAGCATGTGCGAGAGTTCTATGCTGAGGCTGGTGAAGGTACGGAGGTCATCATCTACGGCGTCGAGAAGACGAAGACGATGACCGAGCTCTGTACGAAGGGTGACACCGAAGACGAGGCTGGCGAGCTTCGTAAGCTCATCACCCTGTGTAAGGGCCGACTGCGCGCAGTGGCCATCGCCCTGGATGCGCAGGATGAACCTGAGGCCGCAGAGGGGATCGTCGCCGATGTGCTCTCGGCTATCCCTAAGGCTCAAGAGACCGCGGTACATGCAACCGAAGCGCTCTATGCGCCCCTCTTCGTCATCCTTGAGGGTCGTGGCTTCAAGCGCCAAGGCCTGAAGGACCTTGGCGAGCTCGCTTGCAACCGAGTCGGAGTCTTCGTCGGTGACACCCAGCCTGATGGTAAGGGTGCTGCTGTCGGTCTCCTCGCTGGTCGCATTGCAGCAAGTGCAGTGCAGCGCAACGTAGGTCGCGTGAAAGATGGTAAGATCGCCGCCGATGCAATCTATCTGAGCGGTCAGCCTATCGAGCAGCAGACAGGTGCTGTCGCCGACCTCTACACTAAGGGGTATATCTGCCCTCGTCAGTTTGTCGGCCGCGCAGGCTTCTACTTCTGTGACGATCGTCTGGCGACGAGCGAGTCTGACGACTATGCTCATGTCACTGCACGCCGAACGATCGACAAGGCCTACCGTATCGCCTACGACACCCTCCTTTCCTCCCTTCTTGATGAGCTTGAGCTTGAAGCCGACGGAACGCTCCACCCTGCAACTATTCGTAGTTGGGAGGAGGAAGTTACGGCGGCTGTCGACCGAGCTATGACTGCCAAGAAGGAGCTCTCTGCCGATGAGTCTACGGGTAGCGCTTGTCGCTTTGAAATCCTGCCTACCAATGTCCTTGCGACGTCGGAGGTGCGAGCAAAGCTCTCGGTGCGCCCCTACGGCTATGCCCGCTACATCACCGTAGAGCTTGGCTTCACAGGCGTAATATCTAAGTAATCCGAATCCAATGAACATCTACAACGGACGCGAGTACGAGTGGATGACCATTACCCTGCTCCTCGGCGGTCGTCGTGTCACGGGTCTCCGAGGCATTGAGTACACCGCCGAGCAGGAGCAGGAGCCCATCTACGGGGCTGGTAGCCAGCCAATGGCTGTCCAGCGTGGTAACATCAAGTACTCTGGTACAATCACCCTTACGGGGAGTGAATTCCACCTCCTGCAGAAGGCTTGTGGTGGAAGCATCCTCGGAGCCTCGACAACCATCGTGGTGTGTTATGGTGATCCATCGCAGGGCGATGTCATCCACACCGACACGCTTGTCGGCTGCACCTTTAGCAAGGAGGAAGACAAGTGGAAGCAGGGCGACAAGTTCACTGAATATACCCTCCCATTCACCTTCCTTCGCAAGCAGAGTGCATAGTCCTTCGAACGCTTTTTAATCTGTATAAAAATGGAATTCAAAACCGAGCAAATCGAATCGTGGAAGAAGCAGCATGGCAAGGATGCCATCTTCCTCATCGTCGTAGAGGATAAGAGCTGCGCTATCCGCAAGCCTACCCGTCAGGAGTTCAGCTTTGTCTCTGGCATTAAGGATCCCATCCAACTGTCGGAGACGCTCTTCAAGCAACTCTGGCTGGACGGAGACAAGGAGATTCTTGAGGATGATGACTAATTCCTGCCTGCTATTGGCAAGCTGGATGAAGTCCTCAAGCAGAAGGAGGCCTCAGTAAAAAAGCTCTGAGGGAGGCGGAGGCTATCTCCTCCTCCGAAGAGCGACAGGTCTCCTGGGAGAGCTTCCTCTTCTTTGACACCTACATACGCTACTATTTACACCTAGACCCAGATACGCTGCCCGATCATCAATGGGCGGCAACCATCAACTATCTCAACGAGCTACGCAAGCTCGAAGCCCAAAGCAATGGATAAGCAGCTAAAATTCTTCATCAACCTCCAAGCCAGGCAGGATAATGTCTGGTCGACGGCGCGAGGAGTTATTAGCGCTCTCGACAATATCGAGAGTAAGGCTAAGCGTGTTGGCGCGTCCATCAGCAAGGCTTTCAGCTTTTCTAACCTGGGTAGCCAGCTTAGTAGCATCCCTGGCTTTGCGCTGCTAACCAACCCTTACGCCCTCATCGGCGGAGGGCTGGCGGCAGTCTCAAAGATAGGGATGCAGGCAGAGCAGACGAGTATTGCGTTTCAGACGCTTGTCGGCAATGGAGAGCGAGCAAATCAGATGCTCGGGGAAATCGCTGAGTTCGCTGACCGAACGCCTTTTGACCGAATGCAACTCACAGAAGGGGCAAAACAGATGCTCTCTTTTGGGATTGAAGCAGACAAGGTGACGGGGTATATGCGTCAGCTTGCGGATATCTCGGGTGGGGATGCCCAAAAGTTCTCCACGTTGTCGCTTGTCTTTGGCCAGGTGAATGCAGCAGGCAAGCTCATGGGGCAAGACCTCATGCAGTTCGTTGGTGCTGGTTTCAACCCGCTTAAGGAGCTCTCTAAGATGACTGGTGAGAGCTTCGAATCCCTCCAGGAGAAGATGAGTAAGGGTCAGATCACTGCAAAAAATGTAGCACAGGCAATCGCTCATGCGACGGGTGAAGGCGGGCAATTCCATGGCATGATGGATGCGTTAGGGGCATCTGGAGCTGGAGCATGGAACACCATGATGGGAGCTATACAGAGTGGAGCTGTCAGTATCTACGAGCAGGTCAAACCCTACCTCTTAGACCTCTTCGAGATCGTTGGGAAGTACGTGCCTAAAGTCTTCGCGGTCATTGGTGGAGTCATCAATGCTGTTGTCGGGACGGTGCGATTCTTCGAGCGTTGGAAGACGACAATCCTTATCATCACAGGGATCATCGTCTCACTCACCATCGCTGTCAAGCTACAGCGGATCGCGCAGTATGGGCTTGCCGCCGCATCGCTTATTGCCAAGGGTGCTATGACGGCACTCGCAGGCGCACAAGCTGCCCTCAACGCCGTACAGGCAATGAGCCCACTAGGGATGATTGTCCTCACAATCGGGGTACTCATCACGGTGGTTGTTGCCTGCTGGAATAAGTTTGCAGGTTTTCGTGCCTTTATCCTCACGATGTGGGACACGATTAAGGGCTTCGGCGGTATCATCAAAGATTACGTGACCAATCGTATCAATGAGCTGCTCGATGCCGTGGGCAACGTCGGCAAGGCGATCAAGCTGCTCTTTGAGGGAGATTTCTCTGGTGCGGCCAATGCCGTAGGCGATGCTGCTAAGGGCTTCGTTGGTGTCAATAGCGCCACGCAAGCCTACCAGTCGTCTAAGGACCTCCTCAGCGGAGTCGGATCAGGCTACGACAAGCACCTCGCAGAAGAGATCGCCAAGGACGAGGCTAAGAAGCGGAATGAAGGCAAAGAGACTGCGTCGATATCCGTTCCTGGTCTGCTCGGAAGTAGCAGCAGTGAAAGCGTCATCTTTGGCTCGGGAAGCGAGAAGGGAGGCAAAGGCAAGGGCAAGGGTGGCCGTGGAAAGACAGGCGACGCAATAGCCACTGGTGGTACGCGCAACACGCAAATAACGATGAATATCGGCAAGCTCGTCGAGCGCATCCAGGTGTCCATGATGGACAAGACCGATACCGCCGAGCTGGAGCGCAGCATCATATCAGTGGTCAACCGCTCGCTGGCCATAGCAACAAGCACTGACCGATGACAACATTCGAGCTTGACACTATAATTAGGCGGCTGCCCATACCTCCACCCTTCCTCTTCAATCGATCTGGGGTATCCCTCCCTGACGGAGATCTCCCCGAGGTAGATATACCTCTCTCAGAGGAGGAGCTTGAGGAGGTGCAGACGAATGCCCTCGGCCTGCCGATGGTCTTCCCCGTGTCTCTGGCTCTTGACGGTGAGGAGCCGTGGCTACTCCCTCAAGAGCCGATGATCAGCATAACGGGGCAGCACATCCTCACGAAGAGGCAGGTCTCAAAGGGGAAGATTCGAGGATCCGTCAAGGAGCGCTGGACGCTCGATGACTACAGCATTAGACTTGAGGGAGTTCTTATCGGATCCGATGGACGCTACCCAAAGGAGGATGTGAAGCGCCTGCGAAAGTACCTTGAGGCGGCCAAGGTATCCGCCTATTGTCCACTCCTGGAGCTCTTCGGTATCACGCGCATTGTTTTCGAGTCATGGGAGTTCCCGCACACCTCAGGTGATGCTAACCAGAACTTCTCCCTCCAGGCAGTGAGTGACGATACCTATAAGCTCCTACTCACTCGTCGAGACCTCACCAAGTAGTCAGCTATGTACACGATGATCTATGACATCCAGATAGGTGGCTACCAGCTCTCGATGCTCGATAAGGTGGAGATCCACTCCTCGGTGGAGCTCCTAGCTGACACGGCTAAGATCACGCTCCCTGCCGCCGAGTACAACAAGGCTCTTGACATTGAGGATGCGATCCATCGTGGAGATGCCGTCACTATTCGTCTAGGCTATGAGGAGACGGGGCTCGTCGAGGAGTTCACGGGCTACCTGCAGCGCATAGCCACTGATAATGGTGACTTGACGCTGACGTGCGAAGACGACCTCTTTCTCTTCCGCAAGCCTCTCAAGGATGCCGTGCTGAAGAAGGTCGGGCTATCAAGCCTGTTGTCACGCCTCATTAAAGAGGTGGGACTGTCGCTCAAGGTTAAATGCACCTACTCCTGGGTGTACGATAAGTTCGTCATCAAGTCGGCGACCGCCTATGATGTCCTCAAGAAGGTGCAGGAGGAGTGCGGAGCCGACATCTACCTGCGCGACGGGGTGCTCCATCTTCACCCTCCAGGAGAGGTCATCGGGCAAGAGCGCCTATATGACTTCGGCTATAATGTTGAGTCTGCTGATCTCACCTACCGCAAGGCGGAGGACAAGAAGTACCAGATAACGGTCAAGGCCCTGCTACCTGATGGGAAGGTGCGCGAGATAGAGGTCGGTACTCCTGGAGGAGACAAGATCACCGTCAAGTGTCCTACCTCTGATGAGGTGAGTATGCGACTGCGCGGGGAGACCGAGCTGAAGCGGCGCACCTTCGACGGATACGACGGCAGCATCGACACCTGGCTCATCCCTGAGTGTCGAGCTGGTGACACCGCAGAGATACACGATCCTGACTACCCACATAAAGAGGGTACTTACTTCGTTCGCGCCGTTACGACGGAGTTCAGCTCATCGGGCGGAAAGCGGAAGGTCGAGCTTGGATTTAGACTTAACTAATAATGGACCCATACAGAGAGCTACGTGAGCTCCTCGCTAAGATCGGAGGGGGCAAGGCAACTAACCTCTACCAGGGGGTTGTCACAGCCTTATCGGATATCACCTGCGAGGTTTCCATCGATGGGCTGAGCATTCCTGATGTGCGCCTACGGGCTTCCACCGAGGTGGATGGAGCGCAGATTATTGTGCGCCCCGCCGTCGGCTCAGTCGTCATCGTTGGATCGCTCACGGGCGATCTTGACCACCTGGTTGTGCTTTCAATGGATAGAGCCGAGGAGGTGATCATCAATGGAGGCTCGCTGGGAGGGCTGGTCAAGATCCAGGAGCTTACAAGCAAGCTCAATACACTCGAGAGGGATATCAACGGTATCAAGCAGGTACTCTCAAGCTGGACTCCCGTACCTAATGATGGCGGAGCGGCTCTGAAGGCAGCCGTTGCCTCCTGGGCAGGTAAGCCGCTCACCCTAACGAGGAGAGAGGACTACGAAGACACTAAAGTGACACATTGATATGATAGGCATCACGCTTACCGCCGACTACGAGCCTCGCATCCACCTTGTGCGCGACGAGGAAGGGCGCATCATCGAGGGACTTACTCTCGGTGAGACGCTGCCGCAGAATCAAGCCCTGATACTCACCCTACATCAGGGTGAGCTTAAGGAAGCCCCTGCTGTCGGGTGCGGTGTCTCAGATATGCTCCTTGACAACCAGCCACTGTACTGGCGA